CATGTTCCACCATTACTTGGCTGTTGGGTGCATTGATTACAGCAGGGTTTGCTGGCAGTTTCCAATGTCCTGTGTCCAAGTAAAGTCTGTCGTTGCCGTGTTGCATGCCTGCTCTAGGTACAATCAACACCGGCTGTTTGTCTGTGTCAACTCGCAGTCGACGAACAGATTCATTTGTAAACTGTGCGTTGGCATCAATCATGTATCGTCCAGCATAGGTGTTGTTGGTGGCCCAGTCTACATAGGTTGGCATGGGTGTTAGTTCTGTTGCACCCGCAGGCAAGCCCACTCTTGACTTGATGGGTTTTTTGTATTTCTTTGACAACAACAAGTTGATGTATGACACAAAGTGAGAATCAACATCCACACCTGGAGAAAACTGATGTTGTTCATGTGCTTGAATCAAACTGCTGGCAACGTCTGTGGATATTGGCACAGCATATATTTCTAAGAAATACTCACCTGGCAAAAACCTCTTGCCTGGCTGTCTGGGCAGGCTGTTGTAGAGCCCTTCGCCCCAGATGTTATCATCCACAGTTTCGGTGAACACCACTGAGTGGTCATGCTCACAGGTGTGGTCATAGCGTTGATTGATCAAGGTGATGCGATCTTGCAGTTTGAGTACTTTGATTACTTCACAACCCAAACGATAACGATCAGGATCTGACTCGTAGGCCACAATGCTACGGGCACCGTGCTTCAATGCCAGCATGCTCAACAGGCCTGTGCCAAACCCAATCTCTACACAATGTTGATCACGCACTTCAGTCAATACATGATCATAGAAGTGATTTCGTGACACATCATTTAGCATGGAGAGATATACCCCATCGTGATTTTCAAAATCAACGCGATCTAAAAAGTCCATGATTATAGTTTACAAGATTCGCAGTCTTCCGCATCATCAAAGTCGATGGCCTCTAAAGGCGCATCTTCCTTGGCTGCTTTGGCACCCTGCTTATTGATCAAGCTGTAATAGAACGTTTTGATACCCCAGTGATGTGCTTGCATCAAGTTCTTGGCAATCAATGTTGTAGGCACTTTGCGATCTGGCCAGTGTGCAGGATTGTAGAATGTGTTAGTGCTGATTGATTGATCAATGTACGCTGCCAACACAGCGGCTGTTTTCAAATAGCCAATGCAATCTTGTTGCGCCCACATCATTTGATATTTGTTTTTCAATCTATGATATTCTGGCACAACTTGTGTAAGGCTACCTGCTTTAGATTCCTTGACACTGATAAGACTCATGGGCATTTCAATGCCATTGGTCGAATTGATAACAACACTACTGGATTCCACAGGTGCCACTGCCATTAGTGTGGCATTGCGCACACCATACTGTTTCATATTTGTACGCAGAGTTTCCCAGTCAAGCTCTGGGGCAAAGTCTGCAAGTTCATTCACACCTTGGGCACGTAGTTCCCAGGGGAAGACGCCTTGTCCATAACGTGTTTTTGCACTGTCCAAACATGGACCACGTTCTTTGGCCAGTTCCACTGTGGCTTCGGTCAAGTAGTAGGCTTGATGTTCCATCCACGTCTTGACTTCAGCCAAGGCGTCTCGTTCTCCGTACCGGAGGCTGCGTTTGGCGTGCCAGTAGGCCAGGTTGGTGATTCCAATGCCCAAGGGCTGGATCTCGTCGTTGGATAGTTGAGACTGGATGGAGAGAAAGTCTTGATAATCAAGAATGTTACACAGGCTACGCTGAAGTATGCGGCAAGCACGGCGCATGTCTTCTGGATTACGGAACGCACCCCAGTTGATTGAGCCCAGTGTGCAAAGAGCGATACGACCATCACGGTCATCCAGACGTTTAAAGGGTTTAGTAGGAAGAAGTATTTCACAGCAAAGGTTACTCTGGTAAATGGTATGATATTCAGGATTGAATGGGCCTTGGTTCATCACATTGTCAATGAACACAAGATAAATGCGTCCGGTGTCAGTGCGTTCTTTTAAGATGCCCGACCGGAACACTTCTTCTGCAGCCATTACTTTCTTTCGAAGTCCGCCCTGATTTTCGTATTTAACATACAGTTCTTCAAATAGTGTTGTATCTTTATAAAAGGCCTCATACAAATCAGGAACTTCGTTAGGATCAAAGAACGTAATGTTTTCTTTGTTCTTGAAACGTCTCCAGAAAAACGCCGAAAGGACCACACCGTAATCCATGTGTCTAACTCGCGTTTCTTCTGTTCCTTGATTATTTTTAAGCACAATAAGATCATCAAACTGAAGGTGCCAAATAGGATAGAAAACAGTAGCACTTGCATTGCGGATACCTCCTTGACTACAACTACGTAAATCACCAAACCATTTCTTAAGGAACGGAATCATTCCAGTGTGCATGATTTCGCCACCGCGAATGGGTGAGCCTAGCGGACGTAAGCGTCCAATCTCTAAACCAATGCCAGCACGTTTGCTGGCATACTTGGCCATCATCTCACCACTAGCGAATATACTATCAAGATCATCGTCACTCCTGATAAGAACACAGGAACTAAACTGTTTAGTAGGAGTGCCGAGCCCTGCAAGCACAGGTGTAGCAAGAGTAAACAAACCATCACTGGCGGCTTGATAATATTCTTTGATATAACGCATTCTAGCTGAGTTAGGCTCTTCTTTGTGAAACACTGTAGCCGCGGCCACCATGTATCTAACTTGCGGAGTTTCATATGTTTGTCCTGTGCTACGATTCTTTACTAGGTATTTTTCAATCAGTTGTTCTACTGCGGCATAACTGTATGACTCATCTTTGGCATGATCAATCATGTCATTCATGCGGTTCCAATCATCCTCACTATACCATTCTAACAGTTCAGGAGTGTACAGTCCAGTGGCCACATTGGTTTTCACAATGTCGTACAAGTGTGGAGGATCATAGCTGCCATACACGTCTTTGCGTAGCATGCTCAAACGTTGCTTGCCGGCCACGTACTGATAGTTGGTGTGCCCAACATCAGGATTTGACTCTACGTCGATTAAATCCACAATGGCACGTAGGGTAATACCGTCAATTTCTTTGGTACTGATACCATCATAAAAATGCAACTGTGCCTTGATCTCTACCATGCTCTGGCTAACATCTGCTATGCCTGCGCATACTTTGGCAATTTGTGCCTGCCATTTTTCCAATGCAAGTGGCTCACGAAGGCCACTGCGCTTTACAACTGTAATGCTTTTCATCTCGTCCTAACGAATTTTTTGTTTTATTTCTTGTTGACTGACCTGGTGCCTGGGTTTTGATCCACCCAGGCTGATATTTAACACTTGATCCGGATCCCAATTCAATATATATTTCTTTTGGCTCACTAGGACTAAATTGTCTCCCAAATACTCAATCATACAGGCATCCTGCAGATTTGGCTGGTCCAACAGTGTTATAGTATACAGTATTCCCAGCCCGCGAGCAAGAGGACAGTAGATATTGTCGCTCAATAACTGCCAGGGATCGGGCCAATCCTTTTGATCATCCCAGTGCAAATGGTAGGCGGTCCAGGGAGTTTGGAACCACCATTGATTGATTTTGATTAAAGCAGGCTCTGAGTCCAGTGTCTGACATTGCTGTCTTAACTGTGCCCAACTCTCCAGCCGCTCACTGAAGTCTCTAGGCCACATTGTTTTTAATAACTACGGCCCAAGTGTGTTAAACTGTAGTAAATTGTGCCAGCAGCTCTGGTAGCACTTGATGTGTACAACACACTGATGGTGCTGCCAACGTCTGTAACAGTTAAAGTTATATCTGTATCTGAATTTTGCACATAGTCATCAGTATAACTGAACCCGTCTCCAGCTGAGTCATCGGCATCATTCACAATGGTCATAATACCTGTTCTCACTGACGTTTCTCTCACAATGGTGTATTGCATTTGAAATGCCTTGATCTGTGCTGAACTCACTGTAAACAGTGTTGCCAATGTTGATCCAACAGCCAATGTACCTTGTGTGCCAGTTTCTCTTACATAGCTGCCAATCTGTAGTTGAGCTGCACTGTCAATACCAATGCTGGTGGGTATTGTAGCAGTGGCGCTGTTGTATATCTTGATTCTGGGATATGCACTGCTGTAAGCAGTGGTGCGTTGGAACATGTCTCCAACACTGATATTGTTGTTGGCATCAATTGTGATCACTGCTGATGCAGGAAGTGTTGTACCGTTGAAGTGATTGCCTACGTCATAAAAAATGTTGTATCCAGTGGCATTGAGACTGACTCCGTCGATATAAACACCTTCGACATAGATGTTATCAAAAACATTGTGTAATAATTTGAAGCCAGTGGGGCCGCCATTAACTGGACTTGCGCCGCCTAATACCGCACCTTGATACAAGGTATCAAATTGACTGTTACTGATTACTGCACCATTGATTTGTTGTTCAGTATTGGTTCCCCATGTAAAACCAGTGAATCGGCAGTTGTCAAAATTAACTTGTTGGCATGGCAAACTAGCGGTGCTCGCCCATGACAACGCTGTGGTCGCATCCAAGTCATTGTCAAGATCAGCAACGGCCAATGGCCCAATCACATCCACACTGCTGAAAAAACAATGCTGTGCATTTTCAATCAACAGTCCATTATTGAGTTTGTTGGTAGAAAATGCCATGCCAGTGATTTCAATGTTCTGAGGAGGTGTGGCTCCGTTGGTGGCAATGTTTACACCAGTCTGTTGCAGACTGTCAGCAGTTTGCATTACATAACTTGGCAAACTTTCGGCGGTCCAGTAACCAGTATTGGTAATTGCAATTCCTGTGGCAGGAACTGTTGCAATACTTCTATAATATGTGTTGCCTGCCACATAATATACCAGCACTCCAGTTGCGTAGGCTGTGTTGGCAGCCCAATTTTGAACATTGAAACTGATTATTGAACTGTTGGCACCTTCACCATACAGTCGTGCATACGGTGGAACATTGATGGTATCTGTAATGATATAAGTACCAGCTGGGAAAAACAAACTTCTACGAACTTGTGTATTAGTTTGAACACAATACAATTGATACAACGCACGGTTAATGGCAGCGGTATCATCTGTTTGACCATCACCTGTGGCGCCAAAATCTGTGACCACTGCATAGCTGTCTAATCTACTTTGTATGCTTTGTGATACTGGTGAGCCTGCGGTAGCACCAGTTTGTACAGTGTATCCAGCAGCTTCGCCTTTGTAAGTGTATTGTCCGGCAAAACTCAAGATGTCTGAAAACTCAGTGAGAACTTCAGTATTGCCTACTACAGGAGCACCTTCCTCCAATGTGCCATTGCCAATGAACAATTTGCGTTCGTCGATGGCCCAACCTAATTCAGCACCAGCCAAGGGCTGAGGTAAATCTTCTGCCAATCCCTTGCGGGTAGTGATTCTTGATATTTGTACGATTGCCACAGTGTGATTCCTTGAGGTATCACATATTTAGCAAGTAATACTGTTCAACCTTTTTCCACCATTGATCACGATAGTGCTCAAATTCCTGCCCCGCCAGCACAAATTCCTGGTATTCAGGCGGTTTTATCATGTTCATTTGCTCGTCTAACTCAGGTTTAACACACATCAAAACTACGCCTTTTTTGATTTGTGTGCCATGCAGTTCATTGTGCGCTTCTGCGTAGGCACACAACTGTATGAAGTAATCATCAATCCATTCGCGCTTTTTGGGTTTGTTGGTTTGTTTATAGTCCAAGATGGCTTCGTCGTTCAAGTGTATGCCCGCACCATCTGTTGTACCTGCATATACTTTAGGGAAATACAGTGGCACTTCAATGCCCCAAAACTCTGACACGTTCTTCAAGCCATGCTCTACCACTGTGTGTGCCATAGCGTGACTGGCCCAACTGAACGGATTTGTGCCGCGCTCTTTTATTGCACCATCTCGAACATACTGTTCAAGATAAGTGTGCATACGTGTGCCACGATTGGCAGCTTCTGTGGTGATTTGTTGTGCTTGTTTGTGTCCCACGCTATTGCGCCAATTCTGCAAGGCCTTTTTGCTTTCTTCACTTTTAGTAGCATCTAAAATTGTTGTCACTGACGGCAGTTTATTGCCGTCAGGAGTGGCATACAGTCTACGGCCGTTGACATTTTCCCGGGGAATGGGTTGATAATTAAATTTTGGATTGTACAATGTTAAACTCTAAAACTTTCTCCGCAACCACAGCGGTCACGTTCATTGGGGTTGGTGAATTCAAAACCTTCATTGAGGCCTTGGCGTACATAGTCTACTTGGGTGCCACGCAGGTATACATCGGACTTTTTGTCAACTATCACACAGAAATTTGGTTGAGCATAATTTATAGTGCTCTCATCAGGCTCATATTCTTTAACGTATTCTAACACATAAGCAAGCCCAGAGCAACCAGTAGTTTTTACACCCAGCCGGATTCCAGCATAGCCTTTGGTTTCAACTAATTTTTGTATTTTACGCTGAGCTTGATCAGTTATGGTTATCATTGTGAATATTTAATCAACATCAGAAAGAATTTCTAGTATGGTTGTTCGAAATTCAGAACTAATTGCCATTTTTAAAAATGCACGACGATTCTCCGCCGCGATAAAATTTGATACAAACTTTAAAAAAGAAACATCAGATGTTAACTCTTCCCCTAATATCAAATCGGCAATTTGTGTTGGATTTCCAGAAAAATTTATTGTATAGTAAAAATTATTTTCCACAGTCCAATTATAATAAAGATTATCGTAAAGATTTTTACAACGATTGTCAATTAAAAATTCATCAACAATAACAGAACCATCCAATGATTGGAGGTTATTTTTGCATAAAACAAGATTAATAATAGCAAGAGCCGAATAAATTGCAGACAACAAATTCATTTGAACAAGGTCTGATTGATCAAACGAATTACTTTTTTTTGGGATTTTACTAAAATAGGTTTTATCAACAAGAATCCTATTGCTATGAATATACTCGTATTGAAATCGACGCTGATACTCTGGGTTATATATTGCTGGACTGGCTGGCAACGGCTCGTTTAAAAAAATAACAGGATAAATATTTTGTTGTGTTACTTGTTCAAGAGTTTGGCGCCATGATGCAGGGGTCTGTCCAGGTAGTCCATAAATTAACTGTGCTTTTACAATCAAATGAGGATATTGATTACGTAATTCATTGGCCATGGCCACATGCACATCCCAACCAACATCTGGTCGGTCGATGTTGTCTAATACTTGTTTGTTGGTATCTTGTACTGAAAAATTCAAAGTTTTGTTTACCAGGCCGCCTTGCGCCATGGTGTGAAAGATTTTTAAATTGTTTTCTTTTTTGAGTTTACTAAAATTACCGCCCACGTGAAACTTGATATTTTCATTGAGATTTTTTTGTGCAAAATATTCAATCATTTCAACATCTTCCGTGTACTGTCCAACATTGGCGTCTGACAGATATATGTTTGTGATTTCTAATTTTTGAAACAGATCAATTTCTTGTTGGTAAGTGTTTTTTCTTCTTGATACTTTGTTGCCAAGCCCGCTGTTCCAATCGCAAAATGTACATGAATAAGGGCAACCTCTAGTGAGTGTGTAAGGTAACCATACTGATGCATTTCTTTCTTTGGCGTCATGTACCATGGCGGTAAACAATTCTTCATTATATACAAAAGGACTGGTTTCTATCATCTTAACAAATTTGTAATCGGCCACGATTGGCTTTCCAGTTTTGTCATTTTTCCAGGCACAGTTTGAAGTATTGAATGCAATAAGTGATTTTTTAAATACCAAATGATCGACAATATCTGCAAATGCCTGTTCTCCAGCACCATACACTGCATAATCAATGCCTGGGTATTGATCAAAAAATTCTTTGTTGTTATTGACATCAATGCTCGGGCCACCTGCAATTACTTTAATTGTAGATTTTAATTGAGGTCTGACTATTGTTATCTGCTTGATCAAAAATTCATGGTTCCAGAGATAATGACTGGTACACAATACATCTGCATCAGTTTGTTCGATATGTTTGATTAATTCTTTGTCACTTATTTCTTGCTGTATAGGAATCAACCATTCCAAACGTTCGGCCAACTCTGGATAAAGTAAGTCAATATATGTTTTTAATTGAATTGCCGCTGGATATAGCCAAGCTGTGTGTCCGCCAGCATGATAAAATAATATTTTTAATTTTTTTATTGGTGCGGCAACAATGTTGTCATGTTCAACAACATCATGTTGCTGAAAGGGTATCAGCATGTGTTTGGTGTTTCTTTCGATAATCCTCTACGGCTGCTCGTATAGCATCTTCAGCAAGAATAGAACAATGAATCTTGACTGGTGGCAATGCGAGTTCTTGAGCAATCTCTGAATTTTTAAGAGCTGCCGCTTGGTCAAGTGTTCGTCCCTTAACCCACTCGGTAACAAGAGAGGATGAGGCAATCGCACTTCCGCATCCGTATGTTTTAAACCTGGCATCGGTTATTACTCCATCTTCAACTTTGATTTGCAATTTCATCACATCGCCACAAGCTGGTGCTCCTACCATGCCTGTGCCAATGGTATCGTCTATGTCAAACTTGCCCACATTGCGTGGATTTTCATAGTGATCAATTACTTTTTCTGAATAGGCCATGTGATATCTCCTCGCTAATTATAGCGTATTTACTTACTAGTGTCAACCGAAATGGTTATACGCCGCGGTCTTTGCTGGCGGCTTGTTTGGCCGAAGCGGCCACAATGTCTTGTGCTTTGTTTACCGGCATCTCGGTTGCACCAGTGTTGGCGCCTTTGTACATGATCACCCCTGGGTTGTTGGGATCAATTGGTTCCAGTACCGAATCCAATGGCGGTGTACTCACCACGCTTATAATATTACGTTGATTGACTGGAAAGCCTAAACTTTGTGCAGCCGATATAAATGCATCAGTACTGATTTGTTTTTGTGCATTTTCGTTGTCGGCTCTGCCTGAAAGAAAATTCACTAGACCCATGAGTTTGTTTGGATCTAGTGAAGCAGCAGATTCGACTTCGTCGATTCTCATTATCTACGTGCTCGGCCCAGGGCAGCTCCAGCTGGTGCAGGTTCTTCGGCACCCATTTCGGCGCCCATATCTGCGCCTATATCTGCGCCGACATCAGCACCAACTTCTGCGCCCATTTCAGCACCGGCTTCAGCACCAGGTACTGGAGCAGGGGCAGCGCCAGGCACACCACTGGCAGCCATGCTGGTGTCTAGTGCGGCAGGTTGACCTGTCACAACACCCAGTGCTGTTTCCAGTTGTTGTTTGGAACCTTGCAAGTTTTGCACAAGACCTTGCAATGCCGCAGTGACATCACTGTTGAATTGTGTGGCTTGTTCGATACCAATTTGATTACGGATTGAATCCACTAGTGCAGGCAGTTCTTTAAATTGCATCTCTGTGGTGTCTTCCAACATTGATTGCATCTTGTCTACCATGTCTTGTGCAGCCAACACAACTTGTGCTTGCTGAACTTCTGATTCTTTCAACACTTGATATGCTCTGCGCAGTCGGCTTTCGGCAGTCATCAATGCCTGACCAGCAACAAGTTTTTGTTCGTCAGGTGTGAGATTTTGACCTGCTTGACTTTTCTTCAATGCAGCGGCAACTTTTGGATCTTTGATGTCCACAGTAGATTTTTGACCGGCTGCTGTTTGTGTAGGAGGCGCAACTGGAATTGCTTCTTCTTTTACACGACTTGCCAAGGCCTGCTCCATCATCACAAGTTTGAGATACGCTGGATTGCGCTCACTGGTGTGACGACTTGGGCTACGCTGATGTTCAGCAAGGGCTCCGCGAACTTTGTTCAGCATGGCTTGGGCCTGGCGAGCTGTGAGTTGATTCACAGGCATTTTGGTACCAAAGTAACTTTCAAATACTTGGGTTACTTGGCGGCTCTTTTTTGGTGTGGCCAGTTCGGTTAATTTCATTTGGCAAATCCTCTTAGTTGTAGATATTTAGCCGAATTTAAACATTTTTCAAGTTCTTGATTCAGCAGGGTAAGGTTCTCAATTTTGGGCGCCAATTTGGTGCGCACCATTTCACGGAATTCAGGTCTGTTGCTACGATCCGCTTGCCCACGTCGGCAATTTATATCAGCAGTGAGTGTTTGTTTTTTGTTGTCTAGTATGCGGATGTTTTGTGATAATCGGTATTGTTGCAGGTGGTCTGCTACGCACCACGACATGGCAGTTTTTTTACTGCTGAATACACTTACAAGATCATCGCTGTGATACACAGCAAAGCCTGCGGATTCAGGACACAAATAATAACGCCCAAACACCATGTAGCCACCGTGTTGATCATCAATAATGAGTTCAGTGTACACACGTTTGAGTTCACGCTCGGCAAAGCGTTCTAATTTTTGATCACGGGTCATAATGTTTTAATGTAATGGGCAGTAAGCCAACCAACCACGGCCAGTAGTGTACCTATAATACCTATGCCCCAAGCAATCAACTGGTCGTTGCGCTTTTCACCCATTTTGCGCACAATACCATGTACGTCAGCAACCATGCCTTTGACTTCACTAACTTCTCGTTCCACAGTTTCTACTTTGAGTTCTAGCATGCGGTAACGTTCTGCACACAGTTCAACGTGGGCTTCGAGGCTTTTCTTTTCAATGTCAGTGGGGTCAACCATGTTCAGGCTCCAATGGCTTATTTATGGCAGTAAACCAAATGTTTTGGTTGGTGCCTTGAGCATGCAGCGTGGCAGTGGTCATTGCCACTTCGTCTAGCCCAGTGACCATGGGCACACCTTCACAATCAGCTATCAATCCGTCTAAGTCATCAGTGTTGTACCCGCCACTGAGTACGCCTTCGGCCTCAACTTCAAATTCAAAATGCCAACCATCTTTTTGTTTTTTTGGGTACACAATGTTCATGGGTTGTGTACGCAGACTCACCACCTGAATCAGGCTTTCCCAGTTGCGATGTTGATTTCTGGCACGATTCCAGTCATCTTGTGTGCGGATCACCAGTCCTGTTTTTGTAGTAAATGGTAATTGGCTTTCTCTGAAATGTCCAGTGACACCAGTAAAGGTACAATCAAAAAGGGTGCGGCACAAGACTTTCATTATGTGCATATTTAACGCCAAAAAGAAACCCTGGATTTTTTACGTCCAGGGTTGCTGTTAATCTAATGTAGATTAAGCGAGTGGTAAACCAGTGTTGGTAGCAGCCATTGTGGTGAACACAGCGTTACTTGCGCAAGTAGACCAACCCACTGTGGTCAAACCACCTGAAGAGTTAGCTGTTTGAGCAGCGGCCAATACTTGTGCAGTGTTAGCATAAGCACCTTTTGGATACAATGCAAAGTTGAAAATCAACTGACTGCCAGCTGGGCTGACTTGATACAGAGCAACTGTGCCGCCTGCGCCGCCTGCTGCAATACCAGCACCACTTTGAATAGCTTGCAATGTGTTGTTGATATAACCATTGACGTTACCGCCAGTAGCGATACTTGCATTAGCAACCAAGCTAAAGAAGTCAAGACCAGGACCAGCTAAATTAACTGAACCTTGAGCGGCAATGTTAGCTGTTCCGCTAATACTGCCATTGCCAACGTCCATTGCAAATACTGGTTGTGTGGTTCCATTTGTTTTTGTAAAACTTGCCATTTTAAAATCTCCTAAGTTAAGTGGTCTCAGTGGACCTGCTTTTATTTATACAATCGGTAAAAATTATGCCTGTTGCGGATTGTTTTGAGCCGCATTTCTAGCAGTAAAGTCAAATCTATTTACCGCTTTGGCATAGCCCGAATCAGTGGCCATTACCCAACCCTCGTGCCCTGGATCCTTCAAATCCAGCTGACGCAAGATGTCCAGCTTCAAGTCATGCAACAACAAGAACAAGGTAAATGCTGCCGACAGCGCACCTGTGTTGCTGGCTGGACTGTTCAAGTATTCTACAATGTTGCCAAATTTCTTGGGGGTGACTTTGGTCTGCAACCACTCACCGAACCCTGGCAACAAATTGTCAAAGTTGCCACTGGTTTTGATTCTGTAGTTGATGTAGTCCACGCACAGTTTTGCCAGATCTGTAATTTGTTGTGCTCGAAGTTCTGCAGGGTTGAACAGTGTGGCAATGGCACGACCATCCCCACTGTTGGCCACAGATTTGATTTGCTTGATCAAGTTAGCATCAGGTACAATTTCCTTGCCGCCAATGGGTTCGATCAACAACAGGCCAGGTACTTCGTTGAAACGCACACCACTGAGTGGTTGACGTGCGTCACCTGCATCTGCGTACATGGAGTGCATAGCAATGCCGGTGTCACTGGCACCTATTCTTTGACCCAAGGAAGTCTTGGCCGGGATTCTGTACTGCACAGTGTTGGGTTTGAACACATAGTTGCCAGCTTCCAGCGGCGGGGTATCCATGTACAACAAATCGCCTTTGACGTAGCCACGGAAGTTTGTGGGCAAGGCTGCTTCCAGTTTTGGCCACAGTGTGGCATACAATTGAATTAGCTCGTCTCTAGCGCCTGAACGTGTACGCTGTATGTCGGCCATCATGCGTGGACTTGTTGCCAAGCCGTCATAGCCCTTGGCTTCAAAGCCCGAACCGTCTGTGAGCACAAACTCACCTGTGTCAGGCTTGCGCCCAAATATTACAGCAGGTTTGCCGTCCCATTTTACAGTGGTGGTCTTGGCTGGAGCAGCGGCAGCGGCTGCCACAATCTGCAATGCTTTGGTAACACCTGGCAAGCCGTTACGGAACACATAATCTTCCAAGTGTTCAATGCCCTTGGCTTTGCCACCCACGCCGGCTTCTTCAGCTTCGTAGATAACGTAAGGATTAGCCGTTTCACGTTCTACCAAGGGTTGCATGCCTTGGTTTACAATTCTATCACGCAGGCGTGCCAGGAAGTAAGTGTCTGCATCTTCTTTCACAGCATCAGGTTGTTGCAGGCCTTCTTTGGTCAAGTAGTCACGAAAGTCTTTGACTTTGGCTTCTTTGTCCTTGTCCCGGGCCAAGGCAGCAAAAATGCTTTCTACATTCTTGAGATCTTTTCTTGTGCGCCCACGGCCCAACAATGCCTGTGCCACATAGTCAGGATCCATACCGCCATCCACTAGTTGATTTGTGGCTCGGCTGAACATGCCATTGGCACCCACTTTGAGTCCCAGTTGTTTGGCAATGCTTGACATCAGCACATTGCGATTCATACCTTTATAAGCAGAGTCTTCGCCGCCGGCATAAAAGAATGTGCCCCAGTCCAAGTTAGGGAAAAACATGAAGTCTGTTTGCACATAGCCCAGTTCAGGACGTCCTTGAATAGGTGTGCGCAAGTGAACTTCTCCGCCCTTTTTAATCCACTCTGCAGGAGGCAGTTTGTGACTGGCAATCCACTGCATGAGTTTTTGTGCTAATTGATCTTTTGACATTTCGTTGGTATCTACTGCAAGATCCATGTCGCCTGATGTGGGTGCTTTGCCTGTGCTGCCTAACCAACGTTCACGTGGGAATTCTAATCCAGTTAATTGTTCGATCCACTGCACTGTGGCAGGTACATCGCTTTGATTGATACGACCTGTGAGTGGTTGGCCTTCGGCATCTTTGAATACATTGCCGCCTTCTAATAATGTGCGTAAACTTTTCATTTGAGTATTTTTGCTGACTTGAGTAAACCATCAATTGTGGGGTCACCTGTGGCTTTGCCTTTGAAACCACCACTGCGCTGAATTAGGGTGTTTAATCCTGCTAGGCCTGCGGCATCAGTGCCCATGGCCGCCAAGGCTGCTCGAGTTTTGGGATCTGATTCAGATGCACTGATGCCCGGTGTTCGTGCCGCTGATCCGGTAGACTGTCCTTGATGGAATGCAGTCATGGACCCTGCATTGGCAATGCCTTGTGCCAGGCTCATCCATGCATTGGTTAAATCAGTTGGCTTGGCTGTGGCTGGTGCTGTGAGTATGGCATAGATTGCTTGATCAATTTGTTGTATGGTTTGATCAATTTGAGCTTTAGTTTTTTGATCCAACATTTCGGGATCAATTTGATTTTCATAGTCATCAACTTGTGGCACAGGTATGCCATTTTGTTGATCCATGGTGGCTGTGAGTCCATGCGGTTTCAACATGCCCTGCAACTGTTTCATGAAGTTTGTGGCCAGAGCCTTGGGGTCAATTTGTGTTTGTCCTATTCCACTGGCTGCTTTGCTCATGGTCTGTAAAGTGTTGTTCCATAACTGCTGTTGTTGTGCAGCCTGTTGTTTGACCACCCCAGCAGTGGCAGCAGTGGCAGCGTTCTGAGCAGCCACACCACTCACACGGCTGTTGTCTTGCATGCCTAAACTTTTGCCAATTTGATTGCCAGCATACTTGGCAATGCCGCCCAGCACACTGCTTGCAGTGGCACCTGGACCGACTGCGCTGAATCCAAATTTTTCATTTACCAACTGATGTTGTGTGATTTCAAAGATCTGCATGAGTTCTCCTAACAGACCGTTCAAACTTTCCAGTATCTCTGTGACGGATAGCATTGAGTAATTTGCGCTGAAGATTTTCAGCTTGTTCAGGGCTGTACTCAGCGTCGATTTGTTCCATCAAGCGTATAGCACTTTCGATTAGATTGCTTGCACGAGTTTCGATTACCAATCGGCGATCTCGCTCTACATACAATGTATCTAATTCTTCTAAGATGCTGCGTGTTTTCTTTTGCATTTGTTCACGGGCCTTTGGATTATTTAGCGGAAATGCAGTTGCAATAAATATCTAATACAAGGAACAAGTATGACCAGCCAGATTAACCCCGCCGACATTGATGCAAATTATCCCATAGCAGGTGTAAGCAATAACACACAAGGTATGCGTGATAATTTCACCTATACCCAAACAAATTTTCAATATGCCGCACAAGAAATAACTGATTTGCAAAGCAAATCTGTGTTAAAAGCCGCATTGACTGGCACCACATTAGACAACAACTTGGCCAACAATTTGATTTACAATGCGCAAATCCGAGGAATTTCTGGCACAGCAGTGGCCATTGCTAACACTTCGGGCATTATCACAATAGATTGCAGTGCAGGGCACTATCAAAGTATCAACATGGCAGGCAATGTCAGCTTGAGTTTTACATCAAACACCTGGCCTGCGTCAGGTACAGCGGGCATGGTGCGTACTCAGATCACTGTGGACCAAGTGGGTCGTACGCTTACTTTGCCCGGCGCAGTCAGCAACGGCATAACCGGAATTCAAGGATACTCCAGCAACGTGATCACTTTTGCCAACACAGGCACTTATGAATTTGGATTCTTGACCACCAATGCTGGCAATGCTATCACTATGTTTGATCTCAACCGTCCATTGAACTACTACACAAATGGTGTGAACATTGCTGCCAACACAAATGCCACCAGCACAACATCAGGTGCATTGATTGTAGCAGGCGGTATTGGCGTAGCTGGTAACTTGTATGTAGGTGGAGACATCTTTGGCAATGTTACTGTAACAGATATTTCTGTTGGAACTATCACCGCCGCTGGCAATGTTGTTGGTGGCAACATCAACACAGCTGGACTGATCACAGCAACCGGCAATGTCACCGGTGGTAATTTAAACACTGGTGGATTAGTAAGTGCAACAGGTAACGTCATAGGTGGTAATTTACGTTCTACATCGTTGAGTTTAAGTGGCAACATAATTTCTGCGCTGAATGCCAGCTCGACCATTGTAGCAGGCACTACCATATCGGCCATTGGCAACATCATCGGCGGTAATTTAAATGCCGCAGGCTTGAGTTTGAGTGGCAACGTGGTATCTGCACTCAACGTCACTGCCAACATTGCTGGCGGTAATTTATTGTCGCCCGGAATGATCAAATCTTCTAGTTCCACTGCTGGCATTGGCTATGCAACAGGTGCTGGTACTACAGTTACACAAACAGTTTCTAGAACACAAGGCGTTCAAATTGATCGTGTCACTGGGCAAATTACATTGTTCACAGCCTCTGGTACTAGTGCTTACACTACATTTGTGGTAACCAACAGCACTGTGGTATCCGGTGATGTGATTATTTTGAGTCAGAAATCAGGTACAGACAAATACCTTGCATTTGTGACCAATGTAACCAATGGTACCTTTAGCATTACATTCTCAGATGTATCAGGCACCACGTCAGAAGCACCAGTTTTCAACTTTGCTGTGATCAAGGCTGTGGCTGCTTAATTGCACCGAGCATTAAGCTAATTGATTTTTTATGTGCAACCAAGTCTCTTCTCGATCAGGATCGTACGGAATCCACTGAGTCTGATTAATTAACGTTTCTAACTGTTTTTGTATTTCTTGATCAATTACAATATTGGCACGCGGAAGAATTTCTTCAATTAACCAATAAAAATGCACGATTGGTGATGGTTGTACTTGATTCTGTCGAAGCAGTCTAAATCTGTTACTGCGACTGAAATTATCTTGTTCTGGTGTACTGGTATAAACTATTTGACAATTTAAATTGCGGCAGGTATGAGATACTAGTGTTTGATAAACTTGTTGCCTAAGATGTTGTTGTTGAGACTGTACCAAACGTTTATGATAATGTTTTATTTCTTGATTGGTACTTGCACTGCTCAACCACCATGAACGATTACCATGATCGGTATTGATATTAAAATGATACACTGGATCACTGCTTATAGTTGATTGCCAAGAATCATCTTGTAACAATTTGTCAAATCTATTGGTGATTGGCCACTGAAAAATTACCGTACTATTTTGCATGTCCTTTATTAGATCAACGAATCCTGACACTAAAAATTCAGAACCAGCACCAATTCCTGCTGTATTGATCACTTGATATTGAGGCGCCAATACTTGTAAAATTTGAGGCCATTCTGGCCAAATGTGGCCAGTTGCAAATCCATCTCCAAAACAAAAAATTTTATTCATATCAAAATCGTTGATCAAAAGTTTTTAGATGGTGATATATCTGATTCCATAACTGCAAGGTATTGCCTGGATAGGTGTCACTGTCAAATAATTCTCCATCAAACACTCCGACAGTTTGTGTCAACATAGTGTTGATCAATGCCTGTTCACAAACACTGCTATCAAACTCAATGTTGTTTCCCAGCAATGATTCATGCACGATATTTTTACATTTTAAATAAAATTGCCATCCTTGATTTTTTAGTAAAAAACTCTCAAGTAGTTGTGCTAATTCGTGATCTGGAACAAATGTTGTGTTTAAGAAACTTGATAATTTGTATAGCACACAATAAAATTCAGTAGCATCAAATAAACTTTCTAATGGAAAATCAAATGCAGGAATCTCTTGCCAACGCCAGTTACCTGGACGTACATATCCGTTTTCTTCAAAGTTAAATTTAGAATACCAGTTGTTTCTAAAAGCATGCGGTATATTTTTTATTGTATCAGGTATTTTTTTGTTTTTTTTCTCTGCTGGTATATCTCCAGCACGTTCAATTATATTGATCTGGTAAATCCATTTGGCATAATCATCTGAAATAGAAATTCTAACAACTTGGTCAGGAGTATCAGTAGCAATGTTAAATTCACTGTAATGTTTTGCTGTTACCACCCGATCTGACATGTATTTTAAATCAGAACGTATGAGGTGACTTGCTCCTAGATCATTAAAAATATTTTTAACACGAGGACCGTTAAACAACCAAGTGTTTATTACATATTCTAAAAAATGCCCGTGACTACCACTGAAAAAATCCAAGTAAATTTTCATGCTGTTTTGATTTTGCCCAGCAGTTGTTTTAATTTGGCACTTTGAACGTCTGCTGTGACTTTGGCAGGTTCCGCACTGTCCCATGGAGGTGTGTCTTTTTCATCTCCAGCCTGGCTAACTTGACTGCGGGCTTTGATTGAGTCCATGATGGATGCGGATGGTTTCTTTGAATAAGTGTCCCCATCTTCTCCGCCTTCGTCAGTAATGCGCATTGTTTCAATGTTGTACTCCAGATCAATTTTTTGACCAACGCCGGTCGAGCTTCGAGATTTCATACACTGTATTTGATACTTGCCACGCTCTTTCATAGCGCGACTTGTAAAGATACCAAACACATTATCTGCTGTGTTAATTTTAGATATACCACCACTGATATGACTGTGATCAAATTCAATTTCTTCCACAGCACTACGATTTAACTGACTTGCAGTCACCATCAAGAATCCCAGTTCTTTGGCCAAGTTACGCAATTCTTCACTCACATACTTGTCTTTGACAAACAAGTCATTGGGTGAAACTTTTGCACTCACTGGCATCAATAAGTCCAAGTAGTCAATCATCACAAAGTCCACACGCTTGCCTGTTTGTATTTGATATTCTTTCAAATAGGCACGGATGTCGTTGATGTTGCTTTGTGCTGGCAGGCCTTTGACTTGATAGTTGCCGCTCTTCTTGGCCACCAGTTTGACTTTGAGTTCTGTGGTGTCTATGTCTTTGCGAATGTCCTTGGTGCTCATGTTGGTTAACATGGCATCTGTTCGCAAACTTGTGAGTTCTTCACTAAGCTCTAATGTGATGTACACGCCACTGAGTCCTTGTTGCAACCAGTTAAGTGCAATGTTCATCATTACCAAGGATTTGCCTGACCCTGATCCACCGGCAAAAATGTTGAGTTCACCGCGACTGAATCCGCCATACAACAATCTGTCCAGTTGTGGCCAACCTGTTGATACTTGTCCACCAGAGT